TTATTATGCTGGTTATTATGCTGGTTATTATGCTGGTTATTATGCTGGTTATTATGCTGGTTATTATGCTGGTTCTGGTTATTATGCTGGTTCTGGTTATTAGTCTGGTTCTGGTTATTATGCTGGTTCTGGTTATTAGTCTGGTTATTATGTCTACACATTAATTTAAATTTTGTGTATTATTTTTATAATTTTTATTAATATATTAAATTACAATATTTGTATTTAAGTAATTTTTATTTTATAATTATTATAAATTAATTCATTACACATAATAAAATAAAAAAATTGACATATTTTATTAAATTTATAATTATAATTAAAAGTATTTAATTCAATTCAATAATTTCTCTTGATTATGTCTATTCAACAACAAGATAATTTTATTATTAATAACATTATTAATAATAAAATGTCAAATTATAGAAAATTTATTGAATATTCTGGTGCTGATTATAAAGAATATCAATATCAAGGTGTCAAATGGTGTATTACAAAAGAATTATCTGGAAAATTAGTGTCATCTATGGACCCTGAAAACACCAACTCTAGACTTATAAAAGGTGGTATTATTGCTGATGAAATGGGTTTAGGTAAGACATTAATGATGCTAGCATTAATATATTGTAATTTTCAGAAACATACTTTAATTATTTTACCACCAGTACTAATTAGTCAATGGATTAGCCAATTTTATAAATTTACAGGACATAAACCATTAGTTTATTATGGAAATGCTAAAAAAACAATAACATTAGAGCAAATTCATAATGCTCCAATTGTAATAACATCTTATCCTGCTATTGCTATTTCAAAAAAAAAATCACAACAACCACAACATTACACAAAACTCCATTATATTAAGTGGAATCGTATTATATGTGATGAAGCACACCACGTAAAAAATGCTGACACAAGTAATTATTATGGTGTCAAAAAATTTAAAACAGAAATATTATGGTTATTATCAGGAACACCATTACAAAATAAAATACAAGATTTTTATAATTTATGTGAATTATTAAAATTACCAAAATCTTATATTACTGATAAAGAAAATTTGAGAGAAATAGTAAGTTATTTTATATTACGACGCACAAAACAACAAATTGGTCTTAGCAGTCAATTAGGTAAATTAAAAACTACCAATATTAATGTAGAATATACTAATCAACAACAAAAAATATTTACATATTTATTACAATCTTCATTTAAATTTTCACAACAAACACAACAAACACAACAAACACAACAAACACAACAAACACAACAAACACAAGAAAATGATAAAGAAAATCCTAAAATTTCTCTTAAAAAATCACCTGAAAATAATTTAGTTTTGTTATTCAAGAGAAAAGGTATATTCGCATTATTACAAGTATTAAAACAACTAAATACCTATCCTAAATTACTACATAAAAAACTTGACCGATTTTATAATAAAAATTTATTAAATTTAAATAATTATAGTAAACTTAAATCAATTTGTTATTGTAATACAAAATTTATTAAAATATTAGAATTAGCTAAACATTTAATTGATAATAATAATTCAAAGATATTATTTTGTCATTATAAACAAGAATTAGAAGATTATAATTTAGCATTAAAAGAAATAGGTTATAAATCTATTGCTGTATTACATGGAGGAACATCTCAAAAACAAACAAAAATAATACTTAATACACATTATGAAATATTAATAGCACAAATAGATTGTTGTTGTGAAGGACTTAATTTACAAAATTATAATGAAATAATATTTACTGGTTCTCATTGGAACCCAGCAATAGAAGACCAAGCAATTGGACGTTGTTATAGATTAGGTCAAACAAAAGATGTATTTATTTACAAGTTTATTATGAATAATAATAATATAAATGAAATTTCACAAATTAGTTTAGATAAACATATGATTAATATACAAAATAAAAAAAGAATATTAGCATCTGAATTATTAGAACAAAATGTAAAGTAATTAAATTTAAAATTTTATAATTTAATTAATTTTTTTTTATAAGAAAGGTCTAAAAAGGTGTAATTATGTGAAAAATACAACTCTAAAAAAGTATAATGTAATAATTATTGAAATTAAATTATTAAATATAGAAATATATTTCATAACATTTAATATATTATCACTTAATTTTTTATTAATTTTTTCATTATATTTAATTACAACTAATTTTATGAAATATAATATAGATTTAATATATAGAAATAATATTACTAATAGAAATACATTATTATTTATTTTATCATTTATAGTAAAATATAACGCAGTTAAAAAATATGATAAGTTTAAAGTTATATTTACATAACTAATATAATTTATATTTTTAGAAATCTCAGTATAAATATCAAATGTTATTATTATAAATGATAAAATTATCATAAAGCTAATAAAATATATTTCATTAATTGTTAAATCTTTTTTTTTTAGGCTAGAAATTCTTTTCATAATATATATAATATTATTTTTTAATTTATAAAATATTTAAATACATTAATGTACTTGAAAATAAAATCAAAAATATTAAAAACATTAAAATCAAAAATAAAAACAAAATCTTTAAAAAATACAAAATCTTTAAAAAATACAAAAAAAAAATATAATAAAATTAAAATTAATAGTTTAACGAATAATACACCAAATGAATTAGACTTTTTAATTAAATCACGAAGTTTATATTTAAAACAAAATAAAACAGCAAATGAACTTAAAAAACAACCACTAATTAATCCAATAAATTCATATACTCCATCAATTAATTTAGAGCTTGTATCATTTAAATCTGGCGAACGTGAATTATTAGGTGATTGTAATACTAAAAGTGCGTTTGCTTTAAAATCACCATTAAAAATATTAGTACCACAACCAAAAAATGAAAAAATTAGTCATAAATGTTATTATTATTATACTCCTGAAGCAAAAGAATTTTTATTAACTAATCTTTCACTTAATAAACATATAAATCCATCATTAATTATTCCACCAATCCAAGCCCAATCTAATTGCTGGTTTAATGCTTTATTTGTCACATTTTTTATAAGTAATAAGGGTCGTAAATTTTTTCATTTTTTTAGACAATTAATGATTGAAGGAAAACAAATAAATGGACGAATAATACCCAAAAAATTGGCTGATGCGTTTGCTTTATTTAATTTTGCTATTGATGCTTGTTTAACTGGAAATGAATATTCTTATAAATTAAATACAAATGCTATTATACATAAAATTTATAGTGCTATTCCATCTAATTATGAAGTATCTTTTATTGATACAGATGAACCTGGAAATCCATTAGTATATTATAATAAAATTATTAATTATTTGAATTTAAATATAATTAAATTATTAAATATTCGTGTGGCTAAAAATAATAAATTATCTAATATTATACAAACTTTAAAAGAACATTGGAGAGAAAAAAATAATAGTCCTCATATTATAGCCCTTGAATATAGTGATATTAATGAAAATAAATTTAAACCACAAAAGTTTAGTTTTGCTAATGCAAATTATGAATTAGATAGTGCTATAGTACGTGATATTGATAAACAGCATTTTTGTGCGTTAATTAGTGTTGAAAATAGTGAAATGGCTTATGATGGTTATAGTTTTAGTCGTTTAACTAATATGGCTTGGAAATCAAAATTAAATAAAAATTATAACTGGCAGTTTGAAGGTACAATTAATTATGATAATAAACCATTATTATGGAATTTTTTAAAGTGTTATCAAATTTTATATTATTATAGAGTTTAGAATATTGAAGAATTAGAGAGAAAAAAATAACTTTCTATTTATTTTTAATTTATAACAACCAAACTAAACAACCAAACTAAACAGCTAATTAAACAACCAAACTAAACAGCTAATTAAATAGCAAACTAAACAGCTAATTAAATAGCAAACTAAACTGCAAACTAAACAGCTAACTAAACAGCTAATTAAATAGCAAATTAAATTACTGACTAAACTATTAAACTAGATTATTTTCTACTTCGTTAAATAATTGTTTCATGGCATTATAACGTTGGACGCAATTTACCAAATAATTAAAATAACTAGTTTTAAGTCTAACTTCTTCTCCAAAATATTCTACTAATTCATCACCACATTCTTGTATTTTACCATTATCATCTTCATATTCTTCTTCATCATAATTTTCATCAACATCTTCGTCATAATCTTTATCACCAACATCTTCATATTTATCTTCAAGTCTATCTTGTTCTGCTATTTCTTGTTCTGCTTTAGTGTCTTCATAAACTTTTTCAATTGGTAATGTTTCTATATTAGGTTCTTGAGCCTGTAATACTATTCTAGGTTTTCGTTGATTAGGTGCTCGTGGATTAACACGATTATTTTTAAGAACTAACCAATAACTACTATTATTACTTCCTTTATAATACAAATGTACTGCATCGCTTCGTGTCATGAGTTCATTATAAAACTCTTGTGCCTTTTGGCTATTCATCCTGAAATTAAAATAAATTTGTGCGCTATTATACCACCTTCCATTTATATTTCTTGGTTTTAATATAATATTTTCTACTAATCCAAGAAAACCAAATATTTCGGCAATTTCCTTCTCATCAATTGACTGGAAAATCTGAGGAATATAGATGCTAAATTTCTCGTAGATAAAATCTGTTGTAGGGCAGTCCATATTTATCTTGTGTTTGTTGATTGATGGTAACTTTCAATAACTTTGATTTATTATTTTATTATTTAGTAAATAAATAATGTCAATTTTTTTATTTATTTACTTATTTAACAAACACTCATTTTTTATTATATCTATGGAGTAAATTAAGAAATTTAATAATTAAAAACTAATTTACAGAAAAAAATAATGATTAATTTAATTATTTATTGTCCTGCTAATATACTAACATCTAATTCTAAATTATTTATATTATTACCTGTTATTTCTTCATCATTGTCAGCAAGTAAATAATTTTCTACCCATTCTACCATAATAGGTTCTAAATACATATTATTACCTTGTCTAACCATATTATTATTATGATAACGAGGTGGAGGAAGTTGGGCTTCAATTTCTTGCATGTCACTATAATTACCTTCATCTTCAATTGAATATTCAGATGTTTCATCGTCTTGTTCTTCATCATATTCTGGTTGTGTATCTTGATACTCAAAATAGAAACTATTAATTTCTTCTAGGACCATAATAATCTTGTTTTATAAAATCGGTAGTAACTTTATGATTTATATAATTATATAAAGAGAAAATAGAATGTCAATTTTTTTATTTTATTATTTAGCAAATAAATACTAATTTTTTATAATATTATATAAAATTATACAAAATTATATAAAATTAAATAAAATTATACAAAATTATATAAAATTATACAAAATTATATAAAATTATATAAAATTATACAAAATTATATAAAATTATATAAAATTATATAAAATTATACAAAATTATACAAAATTATAAATATACTTACACTTATGAAATTATAAATTTATAAATTCAAAAATAAAAAATTAGTGTTAATTAAATTACTTATTTAATAAAAAAATTGACACTATATTTTCTCTATAAATTATAAAGTTATCATATTGTTAAAAGTCCAAATCAAGCCAAATCAAGCCAAATTAAGAAATACTAATGTATTCAATCAAGACAACACCACGTTCTCAATCAAGAAATCAATATCAGGTTTCGACTACATTTTGTAAGGTTTGTAAAGATGCAGGTAAATCAGAAGCAGAATATAAAAGTCATAATATACGTGGTTATGAAATTAAAATAGGTAAGCAAATTGTAATATGTCCGACATTATTAGCACAACAATGTCGGTATTGTCATCAAAACGGACATACTGTGAAGTATTGTCTTGCTTTGAAGCAAAACCAGAATAAAACCTTAGCAGAAACAGAAACTCAAAATAAAACCAATTCTATTAGACTAGAAAAGCAAAAAAAAACAAGAGAAATTGGTTTCAAAGTAAAAAATACTTTTGCTGTACTGGAAGAAGATATTGACGATGAACGAGGTAATAAATACGAACAAAAAGTTGAAGAACTTGTGCCAAGACCATTATCAAAAAGTGAATTAGCGGAAAAAAATCCAAATAATGGACCATTATGGTCTTCAATAGCATCAAAACCAAAATTGGTAAGTGAAGAAAATTTAAACTTAAAGGTAACAAAAATTCCGTCATTTGTGACTGCTAAAAAACTAATTTTACCTAAACCAGTATTAAGACGTTCACCTGCTGATGAAATTGAAAATTTTACTATTAGTAGTAGTAAGAAAGTTTATGCTCGCTGGGCTGATTGTGAGTCAAGTGATGAAGAAGATGAAAATGAATATTGTTAGATTAGTTGATAGTAGTATTTAGTATTAGTTAAATAGTAAAAAAGTTAATTAATATATAATTTTTTTTACTTAAATAGCCACTAATTTAATTTAGGTAAAAAATATTCATAATCATATTCATAATCATAATTATAATCATATTCATAATTATTATTTTTAAATCTAAATTAAATTAGTGCGAATATTACACATTATTTCATAATCTATTAAATATTCAATTTCATAGACATTTTAACGTTTTAACATTAGTTTTGTTAGGTTTTGGTAAATTAAAACGTTTTTTATTAGCGATAAATAATGGTGAATAAACATAAATCACTCTTTTTCTCTCATTATCATAAATTTTATAACATAATAAACTTGGTGATGCTTGTGGTTTTTCTATATTAGGCATAATTAAATACTTTTTGATTGTTTTAACTTGATAAGTAATAATTTTTAAATTATAAATCAAATAAAAAAAAATTCAATTTTAAAAATTATTACTTATTTAGTTTTTATAATTTTAATTATAATTTTAATTATAATTTTAAATATAATTTTATTAATTATATTCACCAACTAAATCTCTAATTAATTATGGATTATCATAATGTCTATCATTTTCTTCACTATTATGTAATGTATCCCTATAAAAATCATCTTCAATATCATAAAATCTATCTCATCTATA